GGGAACTCCATCTTCTCCTTATGGGCATCCATAAGAATGATGTTCGACTGCATCGCCCCAGACCCGTCTGGGTGGTAGAAAACACCCCAAGTGGTACAGGCTGAGTAGTCTGATCGCTCCTTCTTCAGGAACGCGGTATCCCATGACTGGATCAAAAACTGACACTGCGGGGGTCTGTCTTGCTCCCAGACCTTCCACCAGTCCCGTTTAATCAGTGCGCCCTCTTCGGAGGTGGGATTCTGCTGGTACTGGGCCTGCCATTTATGGGTAGGGATTTCTTCCCGGATAGCCTCCAGTTCCTCTAAGGGCCAGAACTCAGGCCACAGGGGTTTGCCAGAAGGAAGGATTGCCGGGAACTCAATGACCTCCCATTCATCCCCGCCTCTCTGGGCGGATGCCTTGAGAACCTGTCCTACCAGATCCCGCTTCGACCAACGGGTACAGATCACCACAATCGCCCCACCGGGCTGAAGACGCTGGCGGGGTCCGGAGGTGTACCACTCATACGCATGGTCAAACACGGCAGGATCCGAAGACTGACCCTCCTGTTCATCATGGGGGTCATCGATGATCAGAAGATCCGCACCCTTACCGGTGACAGCACCCCCGATACCGATGGCGAAATAGTCACCCCCCTTGGAGGTACTCCACCTACCTGCCGCCTTGGAGTCCGCCCGAAGGGATGTATCAGGGAATACAGCCCGGTAATCCTCCGAATCCACCAAGTTACGGACCTTACGCCCGAACCCTACCGCCAGTTCCGCAGTATGAGAAGACTGAATCACCTTCTTCTGGGGGAACTTGCCCAAGAACCACGCGGGAAACAGAAAAGACCCGAACTCAGACTTGGTATGCCGGGGTGGCATACAAATGATCAGCCTCTTGAGTTTGCCAGAAGCGATTTCCTCAAACTTCTGACCCATGATCTTGTGATGCCGACCCGAAATGAAACCGGGCCACACCCTATGCACGAACGAAATGAAACTCTCTTGAGACAATTCCTTCGTCTTGGCCTTCTCATACTCCTCAAGAAGCCCATAAAACTCTCTCTGCTGATCCTCAGGTAGGGTTTTCACTAAACCCATGATTCTAGGAAGGTTTTCCTGAGTGATATGCATCGAATGTACCTCAAAATGCAGGGACAATAGCCCCCGTTTCATCACAACTTCGTCTTCGCGCCGTCTCCCCTATCACCTCTTCTCTACACCCCCCCCTCAAAAGGGGGGTGTAGAGATTGACACTACAATATTCCCTTACAATATCCCCTTTAACGCATCACTTCGATGTATGGATTGCTCGTGTTCACCTTTAGTCAGTCCCTCGACTCGCAATCCTTTATAACAAGTCCGATTGTATCACAATAATTGGGGAAAGTCAATAAGAAATACACCAGAAATGCTAAATTTTTTGCAAAAAATTTTACCTGACACCCATATACCCCCTTTCTACACGCATTTTCCCCACAAATTCCATACAAAACAGGAACTTACGGAACATTAACCCCTACCCCCACCCTACATTTGTTGCGTAAATGATACAGATAGGAGCGAAAGTAGGGGATCGGATGAGTGAAATCGTATATATAGGGTAGAGCGGGTACCGTCGCGCTACAGGGGGGGTGGCACCTCGCTATTACCACCCGACCCGCGCATCGTTTAACCCCCTCGCACCTCGTCGTCATCGCCACCGGAACCCGCTGCGTCACTCGCAGCGTAGTCGTCGCTGTCACCGGAACCATCATCGTCATCATCCGCACCGTCTAAACGCTCCGGCAGCATGTCGATGAGCGTGACCTGAGGTGCAGCGGCTGACAGCAGCGCACCCAGTCGCCGCTCCAGTTCCACCGCGACAGCAGCAGCAGGACGGTCGCGCCTGTCCTCGATTACCTCGACGAAGGCGTTGCATGTTTTGCCCCACAACTCGACGGCACGGAGCCGTACATGGTCAGGACGCGCATCGTCTTCGGCGAACTGACGCAGCAGACCCACCACTTTCGAGCGGTCTGAGACACCCTTGACCTCCATTATCCGCATCCTCTCGCCCATTAGCGCATCCACTGCCGCCCTGATATCGCCCCGTTGCGCCAATCCTGACGCCTTGTTGCGGATGGTGTCGCCCTGCATGTCTGTCGCGTCATACGCGAACTTGTACGCATCGCTCTGCGTCATGCCGTCTGCGAGATTCTCCGCGAATTTCCGCTGTTTTGGTGTCAACCCGTACTGGTCTCGTATGCCTGCCATTCGATCTGATTTCCCTTGTTTTGCAGTGATTAGGTAATTCTTTGACTACGCAATGAGTGGTCTTGTGCCTTTGTCACCCTGTTTTCGAGTCTGAAAGTACCTGCGGTGCTGATTAAACGCAAACTAAATTCGACCGATAATCAGTGACTTAGGCTAATTGTGGTCGTGTAAACGAAGAAAGTTGTTGCATTGTGTATCTGTATATCGATAATTGACATCGCCGCAAGGCAGCGCACCCAGACGGCGCGTCGAGAGACAAGAGGTTCTGGTGCCGGAAGTGCGAAAGCAGCCCGGCGGTTCCCGAAGCGGGAACCCGGCCTAAAGCAGCGGTGAAGTCTAGGGTTGAAGACGATGACCGACATCTCGCGAGTCGCCCGAAAGCGTGACGCTGCCCAATCAACCGGAAAACGCCTTCGACTGACCAGAGCATCCCACGGGGTGCTGCGGTGAGTCACCAACATGGAGAGAAATCATGAAATTACTCGAAACCATCATCCAGTCCATGCCGACCGAAATTGACATCTACGACAAGGTTGTCGCGCCTCCCGCTTTCGTTGGCGAGGATTCGCGAGGCCGCAAGCAAGTCATGCTGAGTGCGGAAGATGAAAATTCATTCTATTTCGCGGACTACTACGGCGAGTTTCGCGGCGGTTGCCCGTGGATTCACCCCGCCCTTGAAGCATGGGCGAAGGCTCAGGGGTTCTACTGGGAATGGGTGAACCCCGGCGTAGTCGCCCTCGCGAAAGCCTAGGTCGAAACCGTCGCAAGACGGTCGCACCGTGATGCGGTGCCTGATGAGACCAACAACTGGAGAACGAACATGAAAACGACATTCTCATTCGAGCGAGTCACTTACAACGGTATCAAGGGATACATCGTGACGATGCGTAAAAACGGACTGTTTTCGGGTCGGTCTTTCGGACGCACCCGCGCAGCCGCAATCGAAAACATTACGGGAGACAGCGTATGAAAACGGGATACATATCGAATCGAATGATGGCGCAGTCGTGGGACTTGTGGCGCGAGTACATAGACCCCGATGCGACTATGACGCAGGAAGAGTTCGACGAGATGACCGTCGAGCAGCGCATCGGCCTCATAGATGGCTATATCGGCGCAGAATTTGCCCGAATCGACGGCTACGCACGACAAGTTCACAGCGGCTTTATCTGGGCAATTGGCAGTCACGAGATGCAATGGAGCCGTCGCTCGACACGCGAAGCATGCGAGCAGGTGGTGCTAGAGGTAGTCGAACGGATGGGCATCGAGGCTGCTTTTGACGACTGCCGCAACGGCACGATCGATTTCGACGATGAGACCAACCCTGACGGGGTTGACACCTATCACGCATGGGATTGCGAAGGAGAACAATCATGACCAATTTCACCGAACGCGAACCATGGTTGGCGGCTGCTGCCGTCGCCCTACAGCACCAAGTGTTCCCCCGCGCAGGGATTGAACCCGCACAATGGGAGCAGCGTCGATACCGTGTCGCATGTGGGTTCCCCATTGGGTACCGGGGTTCGCGCAGCGGCAAGGTGGCACTGGGACAGGCGTTCGACCCGTCCATCTCTGCTGATGGCACCTTCGAGGTGTTCATCAACCCCATCCTCGACCGTCCGTTGGATGTCCTCGCAGTCCTCGCCCATGAGTTGGCGCATGTCTGGGCGGGTATCCAATGCGGTCATCGTGGCGAGTTCGCACGGGTCGCCCGTGGCATCGACCTCGTCGGTGCGTTGACCTCGACCACTGCCGGTGCATGGTTGTCCAATGAACTGGGCGACATCGCGCAGATTCTGGGCGCGTATCCTCACGCGAAAATCGATCCGAATAGCCGCAAGAAGCAGGGGACGCGATTGCTGAAGTTGCAATGCTCTGGCTGCGGGTGGACGGCGCGTGTGTCCGCCCTTCAGGCGAACCGGCTGCATTCTGCTTCGGCTTGCCCCGTTTGCTCATCCATCGACACCCTGAAACTGGAGGCCTGAACATGACCAAGCGAACCTTCACGCTGCCCCTGTCGGACAGCGACCGTTCGTACCTGAAGATGCATGCCGTGAGGCAGGGCAAGTCGCCCAATGCCTCTGACGATGTCCTCGTCGCCATCTGGAGCGGTCTCGACCCCGCCCCGGTGGCTGCTGCGTCCCTTGACGCTGAGACCATCGAAGGCATCCGCCGTGATGCCATTGCTGCGGCAGTCGCTGCGGTCGAGCAGCATCGTCCCGTCCGCATCGAAATCAAGCAGGGTGCGACCATCCGTACCCTTCCTGCGGGTCACCGTCACGCAGTGTTCGCGGATGTACTCGCTGCCTTGTCTGTCCGCGAGAATGTGTACCTCGTCGGACCTGCGGGTTCCGGTAAAACGACCATCGCGGCTCAGGCTGCTGACGCACTGGAACTGCCGTTCTACAGCACGGGCGCGGTCGGCATGGCGTATCAGTTGCAAGGGTTCATCAACGCCGAAGGCAAGTACATGGAGACTGACCTGTACCGTGCGTATGTGGGCGGTGGCGTGTTCCTGTTCGACGAGATTGACGCATCGTCGGCTCAGGCGCTTCTCGCCTTCAATGCCATCGCTGCCAATGACCTCGCCGCATTCCCCTGCGGCACGGTTAAACGCCACGCCGACTTCGTCATCATCGCCGCTGCCAACACCTTTGGCGCGGGTGCTGATGCCCAGTATGTGGGACGGTCGCAGTTGGATGCCGCGACACTCGACCGGTTCTCGTTTGTCTCGATGGACTATGACGAGCGTCTGGAACTTGCCATCTCGCCCAATGACCAGTGGACGCGCCATGTCCAAGCGTTCCGCAAGGCAGTGCGCGAGTTGAAGTTGCGCCATGTCGTGTCGCCCCGCGCATCCATCAAGGGTGGCAAGTTGCTGTCAGCCGGTCTCGACTGGAACCGTGTTGAAGAACTTGTGCTGACCCGCAACCTATCACCGCTCGACATCGACAAGGTTCGATCCAACATGCCCAAGAGGAAAGCAGCATGACCGTTTACCGCTACACCGCAGAGTCATGGGATGAGTTTGTCCATGACCTCCGCACCCGCAAAACCAACTGGGGGGACACTTCGCAAGGTTCGCAAGCGATTGGCAGAGCCGACTGGTCGGGCTGCGAGACATGGGAAGATGCACTGGAATACGCCGTCAAGGGTCACCCTGCCGGACGCGCTGCAATCGAGTCTGCGGCGGTCAAAGTGACGATGGAACCGGAACCCATGTGGGACACGGCTCCGGTCGGCGCGTTCCCTTGCATCCCGGCGAATGCAGCCGGTGTTCCGGAGGACATGTTCGCCATGTCCGACATCGCACCGCCGGTGCAGTCGCCCATCGTCCGCATCGCGGTCAACATGTCGGCGAACTGCAATGTCGATGCACAGGAAATCGTGAACCGTGGTGTCGCTATCGTCTCGCTCATTGACCGGATTCAACTGTCCGGTCGGCGTGTCGAGTTGATTGCAATCAAGCACGGCAACGATTTCATGAGCAATGACAAGTTCGTCTGGTCTGTCACGGTTAAACGACCGGAGGAACCCATCGACATGGACAGGATTGGGCTGTGCTTTGCCACCCCCATCATGCTGCGCCGGTTCTTCTTTCGGGTCTTGGAATTCATGACCCCTCAAGAGGTTGATGCTTACGGGATATCGCGTCACTTTGTGGACGAGTGCAGGGACTGCGACCTCTCCATCCCAATGATAAAAGGCAGCGAGTACTCAACCCCTGAACGAGCGGTGAAGACTGTGATGGGTCTTTGGGCGGCGGCGGCATGAGCCGCCCCTCCCCCCTTTTGCTTGCATGATTACTTGTTATCGACTATACTACTCAACATCGACACAGGAGACACGACCATGAACGAAGTTCGCCCTGAGTTCCACTACCTCAACCAACTTCGCGCATCTGGCGCAGTCAACATGTTTGGCGCAGCACCGCATGTCGAGAGCATGTTTGACCTGACTCGTAAAGAAGCGCGGCAAGTTGTCAGCGACTGGATGAAATGGGTCAGTGCTGACCCTGCCCGACTCAACGAAGGAGACGCACAATGAACATCATCGTCGAGCAGCGCAATGTTTACGGGAACATCAAGTTCTATCCGGTCAACGACCTCGCGCAGAAGTTTGCAGACTTGATGCGACAGAAGACATTCGATGTCCAAAACCTTGCAGACATCAAGGGTATGGGCATGACCGTCATCATCGATCAGAAAACCATCAGCATTTAAACAGGAGAGTGACATGAGAAAAATAGATTTCACCAAACTCAAATTGCCAAAACCTAACACCACAGAAGACGCGCTGACCCTCGCCCTCGTGCTTGCCATCACCGCGCCAGACGAGCAGGGTTCTAGTGACGCAACGGCTATCGCACAGGACCTATCGAAGGCTCTGTCTGAAATTGAAGTTGCCCGATGCAGGAACAGAGTCATTCAGATTCTGGAGGCAGCATGACCATACTTGAACACCTGTACGCGCTGTCAGTCGTGATTTTATTTGGCATCGTGATGGCAATAGCCGTCGTAAAAATTTCAATGCACAACGAGGACAAGTCATGAGGACTTACAAAGTAACCATCCGTGCAATCGTGACCAAGACTTTGACTGTCAAGGCAAAGAACAAGGACGATGCATACGAGGCCGCGTCTGAGGAATTCACTGTCCTGTGTGACGGCAAGAATGAAGACTATGAGCAGCGTTATGAGCAGTATCTCGTAGACATCAAGGAGAAAAAGGCATGAATACCGAAAATTATTGGGTTGAAAAGGCACAGTCTGTCCTTGTCAGTCGAACCATCGTCGCCGCCAGATACTTGACCAACGACGAGGCAGAACGACTGGGATGGAGCAGCCGCTCTGTCATCCTTGAACTCGACAACGGCGACCTCGTGTGGCCTAGCCGGGACGATGAGGGCAACGATGCCGGTGCATTGTTCACGACAAACAGCAAGGCAGACACGCTGCCCGTGATTCGTTAAGAGGAACAATCAATGAATGAATCAGATGTTGCGACTGCAAAAGAGAGGTATAAAATGATCCGTTCTGAACTCGAAAAAGAAACCAGAGAATTTGGGTTGCTCAAGCGACAGCATGAGCGACGAGTAAGTCAACTGACTGACGATGTCATCAAGGCATGGTCGGACTACCACTCGACTAGGATTGATGCGGAGTTGGCTAAGAAGCATACCGCCAGTGCTATCGACTTCATCAAGACCGCAATGGAGGGACAGCGATGAACGAAGCAGACATCAAGTTGCTACAAGGACAGGACATCGACATGGAGATTCTCCGTGCGTTGATGAAAATCCAACACGACCTACGATTGTTGGTTGATCGTGTCGAGTCCATCGAACAGATGATGATTGCTCCACCACATGGATGGGAGGACATCGAAGTAACCAACCCCCCTTTCTGATAGGAGTTTAAACATGAGCAGAATGTTTATCGATCCGGCGACTGGCGAGATGCACGACGAGCGGTGGTTCCGTATGCAGGACATCGACCTCGACACCGTCATCGAGGCAGTCAAGATTGATGATGGAGACCTCGCGTTCGTCATCATCCCTGAGAACATAACCCGGATGAAGGTTAGGGATGAAATGGTCATCAGTCTCATCAGTCAGTTCACTGGAGCGATTCTTGAACGCATGAACGAGACTGACGATGAGGATGAGCGTGAGCAGTTGCGTGAGATTGGAAAAAGAATCTGCACCGTGATGATGTTCAACCTCGCAGAGTTGGAAAAGGAGAAGAACCATGCAGACTTTCACCAGAGCGGAGGAAAATTCCACTGGAACCGTAGTGACTTTCACTGACTGCGACGGGAACCCTGTGCTGTGGGTGTTCCCCTCACCGGGGCGCGTCTGGAAAGATCGTTGGGTTGCCTTCACCAACAGCGAGGAGTTCAATTACTTCAAGGGTTCCGAAGAAGAAGTGTTCAAGTGGGCTGATGCCTACCTGTCCAAGCGTGTTTAACCAAGGAAGCCCCGGCTCCCGTCATGGGGGTCGGGGTTCTCTCACAGAAGTTTAAGATTCTCAGGCCCGATTTCACGGGTGTTGTCAGGGTCGTAGTCTGTCGGGGTTCCCAACTCCCACGCCCTGTCGTACTGAATCCACCCGTAGATTTCTACCTCCCTTAGTTCCGGCATCACCGGCTTGGCTACAAA